ATCTTCTTTCTGTCTTTGGTGTATATAATTTGAAGTGCAGCTTGACCCATCATCTTGTAGTCGTAGCATATCTTCTTCATACAGTCCTTAGTGAAGAGCTCTTTCATCTCGTCATACTGACTTTGATTCTTATCGCCATCAGTAGCGTCAAGTCCTTTACCATAAATCATTTCTGCAATACCATTGATTGCAGCGTTGTTTGTTGGCGAACCATTATACCTATCAATTAGGTATTCAAAGTAGTTGTTATCATCGCCATAAGAAACCCAGTCTTGATTACTGTATTCCTTAATGTCAGGGCGTGAATATGACTCAAGGTTTACGATGTGTATTTTACCATCTTTTACTTGAGGTTTTACCCTTGCTTTTGTATTTCTTCTTGACTTACTCATACTGTTATATATTCATTGTCGTAGCTTTGTTCAACTACATAATCGTCTTTGTGTACATCAAACTTATCATAATCTGTTTGGTCGGTACAAAATAATACTCCTTTGTATAACTCTCCGCTATTATCAATTAACTTAATACCATAGTATTCGTTTTCTCTAAAGCTGAATTGACCTGATACTGTGGAGAATGGGTCGCCATAATTAAACACAACTTGAGGGTCTGTATTCCAGTTTTGGTCAACGTTATTAAAGAAGACATCTGCTGTTTGCCAGTAATACGGAGAGCTATAATTTATCTCTCTTCTGGAAGACTTGTCGTAAATGCGAATAGTAACTTGACTAACATTCTGTCGTCTTGGTATAACACGAATAGTTTGCAGGTCAGTAGATGTTGTTACAACGTGCATTATAGAATTACATATTCGTTATCATAACTTGTTTCGGATGTATAATCGCCATCCTGCACAAAGAACTTCTCTCCGTCAGTTTGGTCTGTACAGAATATAAGTCCCCTGTATATAATTGCGCTACCATCTTTTACTTCAAATGAATAAGCTCTGTTCTCTACAAGAGAGAAAGAACCTGATAGTATCATAAAAGGGTCAGATGATGTTTTAGAAACAGATACAGTAGATGTGGTAAATTGTGTTTTATCTGTCAGCTCAAGAGTAACAGAACTCGCATCTTGTCGAGGTACTATCTTTAGTTGTTGAGGTGCAATAGATGTAGTTAATAAGTGCATACTAAAGTAACGAAAATGTTCCTTTTTGTTTTTGGCGCATAAAAAAATAGGGGATGTAAAACACCCCCTATCAGATTCATAACCCTATTGAATTTATGGAGAAGGGTCTCTTTGAGTAGATGGTGTAGCGGTAGCACCTGCCATACCTGCAAATGGATTGTCAGCAGTAGCACTATCCATAAAATTAGGTGCAAAACGCTCACTTGCGGTAAATGTCAATGTATATCCACTTAAATCTCCCATAGCAGTACCAGTCACCATTGTTCCAGCAGTAACATCTGCACCATTTTCTATTCCAACAGCATACCATTCGTTATGGTTAGTTTCAATAAAAATGTGAGGGCGACCATAAGCCATTAATTTAATTTCCTTATTATCTTCTTTACTTAATTTCGGAAAAGTCATATTAACAACCTGCTCAAAGAATGTAGTTCCATTCTCAATAGATGATGTTATATTTGTTTCGAGGGAAGCATTTCCTTTGACATCGTAAACGTGATAATTGAAAGTACCATCCATATTGGTAATCTCATCATTTCCAGCTGAATTTATTGTTACAGAACCTAAATCTCCGTAATCAACAAATACGACTGTTTTTACACCACCTACGGCATCTTTACAAGGTCTTAATCTTCCGCCAGTTAAATCACAAGCCATATTATAAGTATTAAAAAGGGGGTGGGTTTAGCACCCCCATATTAGACGATTATTTATTAGGTGTAAAGAACAATGTCACCACCGATACCATATTGGACACCAGCAGTAAATCGCATAATTACACGGACATTTTGACTTCCGTCAAGGTCAGCCATATCAATAACTTTTACTTCGTTGTGGTCGGATAATAGACCAGTACCGAAGTACAAGTTAGAAGTTTCAGCAGCAACCATATCATTGTCAGCAAGACCCTGAGCGATGAACAAAGGAATACCTTGAAAGTTCATTTCAGTCTTACCAACGTGATACAAGTCACGATATCCTAAAGCAGCTTGTGCAGACACATAAGCCTTAGCGATGTTTGTAGAAATGTAGATTCTTAAATCTTCTTTTCCATAAACAGTGTTAGGAATTGCATCTACAACCTTTTGGATTTCTGCGATTACGTTAGAAGAAGTAACAGTAGTACCTGTAACATCTACAACATCAGAGTCAGCAGCTAACAAAGTAGAAAGTCCGTCAAACTCACCAGCAGTAGCGTCAGTACCTTGCCAGATGTTTTGCTCAGTCTTTTCTGCAACTTTAGCAGCAACGTGACCGATTAGGAAATCAGCGAATTTAGGAGGTAGGTTGTCATAGGCAGAATAACCCATTTGAACAGCTTCCCAGTCAGAACGGAAATCCTTCTTACAAAGCTCAAGGTTTACTTGAAACTCTTCAGGTTGGAGAATACGCTCTGTCAAAGTCAAAGAACCAGCGTCAGTAAAATCACAAGAAGCGTTTCCAATAAGACCGCTTGTTGCAACTTTCTTTACAACTTCTTTAAACTTCACATTAGGCTTTACAGTAATACCGCCATTTGCGATTGTATTACCGCTTAATAGAGCAGCAGAGATGTACTTTCCAGCAAACTCTCCTGCATATGTAGTAGTAATTGATGGAGTTGGCATAATTTAATTTTAATTTAGTTTATTTTGGACATTACTCGGTCAAGTGTCGAAAGAGGGCGATTTTGACCGAATTTGAAGCCCTCGTTTTTTTCTTGCTTTTCTTCTGGATTGTGCGAAAGAGGCTCAACTGCTGGTTCAGCAGATAGCTTCTCGATTTGTGCATTCAATTCAGCTTTTTCTTTTTCGTAAGTTTTCATTTCCTTACCCATTTCACCTTTCATTGACTCAATCATATCTTTGAGTTCAGCGATTTTAGAATCGAATTCAGATTTAGAAACATATTTTTCTTCTTCTAACTCTTCTTCTTCTTCAACTTCTTCCTTAGATTCTTCAGCTTCTTTTTCAGCTTCATCATCTTCAGCAAGTTCTTGTTCAGTAGATTCGTTAGATAGTTCTGTAGCTTCTTCAGCTACTTCGTCTTCAGACAGTGCAACTTCTTCTTTGACTTCAACTTCAGGAGCAACTTCTTCAGTAGATACTTCTACGTTCTCTACTTCTTCTTTTACCTCTTCGGAATTAATCATAGAAAGTTTTTGCATAATGTCTTTTAAAATAAGAGTTGCTTTACCTTCCATAATAAAAATTTAACTTTAAAGTATATAATAATAACTAATAATAATTCCTCTGTTAGATTTTACCTATACCTTGAGCTCTTAATGTTCCATCGCAGCACTTGCGTGAGTACGTTCTTCCATTCTTACAGAGACACCCACGTTTTGAATTGCGTGGAGATGTTCTGCTTGGCGTTTCTTCTGTTGTTTTCATTTCTTACTGCTTTTAGGGTGTTTCTTTGGTAATAGGTCGTAATCTGTCGTGTATTTGGCGTTTTGAGGTCTGCCGTTCTTTAGTAGATATATATAAGCGTTAACTCTCGCTTGTGCCCACTGCTCAGCAGACTTTACCATTGGACTGTGTGATGTTTGAAATGCGCCAACACCACGCTGATATACAGATTTAAGTTGACCTACAGTTGTTCCGTAACCGAGTTTAGATTTATACTTCTCATTAAAGTCATTTGCTTTTTTCTGTAGCGACTTTAACACTCTGGCTGGAACAGATACTCCCCTTCCCTTCCCAGCAGCTCCTTTTGGATTGCGTTTGCTACCTCTCTTTGGAGAAGGGTTTTTAGTATCGGAATTTGGTGCTTTCGGGCTTCTAATAATTCTTCCTTTGTCATCGTATTTTGCTAATTTATGTTCTTTGCAAGGCATATACCACGTCTGCCCATCGACATCGTGTTCGTGATAACCATCGCAACCAATATCCTTTGCAATTCTTAACGCTTCTTCTTTTGTATCGTAGGCGAGTCTCCCATCAATCTCTTTAGTGGATAACTCCATTTTAGATTCCTGAGAGTTTATCTCGTCAAGTTTAGTTTCTGCCCAACGGATTCCTTCTTCGCCTCCCCAAGCATCCCATAGAAGACCGCCACAGCCTTTATTGTATGGTTCGTCTTTCTTTTTCTCAAATCTATTGTAAGATGCCATCTCCGATATCAAACAACGAGATAATGGCTTACCATCGACTAATAGTTTGGCGAATTGCCAAGCCTGAGGCGTTCCGCATCTTGGTTTATTGCTATCATAGTATGCGAGAGCCTGTTTAGCGTTCTTTCTGGCAGCAGCAGGGTAATCTTTGTATGTTTTGTCGTATAAACCGAGTTCAAGCTCCTCAGATAGCTCGTGACAGTCGCAATTAAGGTCTAATTCGCCTAATTCACGCAGTTTAGACCTACTCCAAGACAATCCTGCCTTTCCACCCCATAAAAGGTATGAAATTGTACCACAAGCCTTAGAATCGTTTGGGTCATAGTATTCGGCAGCTCTTGATAAGTAAGAATACATCCTCTTTATCGTGGACACACTGAGTTTTTCACCCCTACTGAGCTGCTGTGCTCTTACTTTCCCCACAGAGGTGGCGCACTTATTATTTACCTTCTTATTTAGCTCAATACCACGTCTTGCGTTATTTCTAACGCCACTTCCGTAGTCTCCGTATGTAGCTAATTCGTATTTATCGCCAAGAATTACGTTAGCAATCTCTAAAAGTACCTGTTTTGCTTCGTTTTCTTCTTCGAGTTGCTCTATTTGAGACATAGCAACCTCATCAGTGAAGTAACCTTCAATAGAAAAGCCTTTTACTTTACCAGATTTAACATAATCATCCCAAACTTCTTCATTATTGACCTTCATAGATACCATCCAAGTGCCTACAGGCATATCTAAGCCGTATTTACGGCTCTTGTCGTGCACTTTATCCTCTACAATCCACGATTCTACCACAGACAAGCCGTTAAGCTCTGCTTGGTGCTCTAAAGTGCTTTTATTTTGATTGCCACGCATCAAAAATAGCTCTGACGCTTTGCGTACAGTGTCTTCTGAGAAGTAAATGTAGTATTCATCCTCGCCATTACGTCTGTAGATGTTCTTATTAGGGATTAGTGCTGCACCCATAAGAATCTTCTTCTCTTTATCTACTTCGGCAAGTTTTACTTCTTTCTCTTCGGATAGGGCGATAAAATGCTCTTCTATCGCTGGTTTCTCTACTATTGAAATGGCATCTATACCAGAGAACAATCCTTCTTCGTCTATAAAAAGTTCTATAATTCTCATACTATTAAATTAACCGAATGATGCGGTGTTTGTTATGTTTCTATCAAGTTCTTGTTGTGTAGATATATCTTTACCTACTACAAATGCTTTTACTGGTTTCTCTTGCTGAGTTGTTACAGCTTGTGCTAATTGAGATGTCTGAGATGCGCCAACGACATTAAAGTCTGGTGCTTGAATGTTGACACCGCCCTGACCGCCTCCTTTTTCTTTAGGAGTCTTAACTGCTTTTATTTGCTTTAATCTTTGTAAACCAGCAGCTACAGCTAATGCAGCAGCTAAAGCTCCTCTAATTGGAGATGTAACATCTTTTTCTGGAAGGAATTGAGATTCAAACGCAGATTGAGCAGCACTATATGTAGATATAAGAGTTCCAGCAATAGCGAGAGCCTTACCTTCACTTGTAGCTTCTCCTGCTAATTCAGCAGATTTGCTTAATGATTGACCTACTAAATCTACAAGTTTAGCTTTTCCATCCACCTCAAGTTCCGCTAAATATATTCTTCTTTTACTCTGTTGGTCTTCTACATCAGTTAACTGCTTTTCGAGCTTCATTCTCTGCTCAAAAGATAGCTTTTTAGTGTCAAGCTCTTGCTGTAGTCTTATTCTTTCTTTTTCAAGATTAGCGTCTTTTATTTCATTTAATCTGCTTAGCTTGAGACCTTCGTTGGACATTTCCTCGTTAATCTCCATCTGCTTAAGTTCAGATAACTTTTGAACCCTTTCCCTTTCAAATGTCTCCTCTTTTTCTCTTTGCTCTTGAGTCAACTCGTTTAACATAAAGTTGTTCTCATCAGTTAATTGTTGCGTATAATCAGATAAAGATTTACGCATATCCGCAATAGTCTGAGTGTGCTTTTCTTCAGCAATTTCTATGTTTTTATTAGCTTTTTCTCTTGCTTTTTTTATAACCTCATCATCTGCTTTATCCTTTTCTAATTGACGAACTACTGCGTTCTCTTTTTCCTTGAATTCATTTAACCTTCTTGTTTGGTCTTGCTCAAACTCGTCAGCTTTTAATCTTGCTCTACTCTTGAGAGCATTAAACTCTTGATTTATCAAACTCTCTTCAAATGTCAGACCTTCTTCAAGTATTCTATTATGAGAATCTAATATCTCTTTTTCAAAATCAAGGTCTGCTTGTTTGTAAACAGAATTTCTTCTACGCCTTGAAGCACCTCCTTCAGTGTTTAGTTTATTTTCAATTTTAGTAAACCTGATATAATAATCTATCTGCTCATCTATTGCATCTATTTCAGTTTGATTGTAATTTAACAGTGCATCGAGTGAATTCTCTCTTGACCTTAGTTTACCTTCTTCGGATTGCTCAAATTGTTTTAGCAAAATATCTCTAAGCTCAGAATCTTTTACTTTCGTTATTTCATCAAATTCAGCATCAGCTTTTAGTAATTTTTCTGAATTCTCTTCTCTCAACTTAGTTAATTCATCTCTAATCTGTTTCTCGTCTTCAAATCCCCTTTCAAGTATTTTACCTTCTTTTTCTACGACAAGGTTTAATCTGTCAACCGTTAATTCGTCTATTTGATTTTGAGCTGCTCTTGCCATAGCAAGTTCTACAATAGCGTCTCTATACAAATCTGTTTGTTCTGTGGCTTTTTCTGTAGAATTAGCAACATCCTTTAATGTTACATCTGCATCTTCAAGCTGACTTATAAAATCAGGAAAATCTTTGTTTAATCCTTGTATAGCTTTTCTTTGCTCTTCTTGAGATTTGTTTGAATCCTGTAATGTTCTTATGTAGGTTTCAAATTTACCTGCTGAATTCTCAACAGTAGAACCAGCGTCTTCAAACCCCTTTTTAAATAAATCAACACCACTTACGGCTTTCATAATAGCCTTAAATATGTCGTCTCCAAATGTAATTAGTAACTGGAAACCAACAAGAAATGCAGCTTGAGCTGTCAATAATGACTTTATAGATTCTGTAAAAGAGCCAGTAGCATCTTTAGATGCCTTAAATAAGTTTACTAACTGAGATAAGTTGTTGGCTATCGCAGTAAAACCAAAACTTGCATCAGAAGCTAATCGGCTTGTCTCCATAAGGATTGCGTTGTTCAATCCTGATGTAGCCCTCATCTCATTGTTTCCAGCAGATACTTTCTTTTGAGACGTGGAGAGTTGGTCTAAAGACTTAGTAGTAGATTTAATTACCTGATTAGCCTTACCGCTCTTTACCTGTATGGATATTAATATCTTTTGTTCAGCCATTTCTGTATGATTTTGAATTTCTTACTCTCTCTAACACTTCTTTAGTTTCTTTCCAATCTCTTGGTGCTTTATACATTCCTTTGGCGATATCTACGTTATGAGATACGCCATACCAATCAGAAAGCTGCAATAAATCTATAATATCTTTTATCATAATACGTTCAGTAGTTCTAATTTAGACTCACCTGTTTTTAGGTTACTATCTATTGAATTTATCGTAAATACTTTGTCGCCAATCTGAAATCTATCGTTTAGCCTATAATTAAGTAACACACTATTGGGTAAATGTGCTGTTAGCTTAAATATACGTTTCTTTGCGTTGAAGGCATCTTCTATGTATGTTTTATAAAACTTCTTGAATAACGAGTTAGTGTTTCCACCATAATCTTGTAGATTCCATTCGTCAACTTCATTATCAAAGTTTAATGTAAATGATGGAGCTACACTACCAGTTCCATTCTCATTTGTGTTTGACGGCTTCCAGTAATTAAATAGTTCGTCATTATCGTTGCCAGTGTTATAATTTATTCCGTTACCAGCAGTAAGTCCAGTTATCCTTATGCCATAAAATAAAACTGGTTTAGTCAAAACTGGTTCGTAATTTGCTGATGACTGGTT